GAAAACGGATGGGGTTCGTGTGGTACTCCGGTCGGTAAGCAACGAGCCAACCAATTAGCCAAGGGAGAACCAATCAGCGTAGAGACACTAAAAAGGATGTATTCCTTCCTTTCCCGCCATCAAGAGAATGCCAAGGCTTCTAAGGGTTATGGAGATGGATGCGGTCAATTGATGTATGATGCGTGGGGTGGTGCAAGTGCTTTGAGTTGGGCAGAAAGTAAGCTAAAGCAAATCGAAAGACAATCCTTCGCCATTCAAGATGAGGAGGAGAGGATAATCACCGGGGCTTTGATGTTGGCTGATACCCCTATTTATAGAAACGATGGAAACGGAGAATACTATGTTGTATTTAGTAAAGACACTATTAAGAAAATTGCTCAAAAATATTTTAAGAAAGGTTACCAAAATAATGTAAATTTGATGCACGATAGCGGTCAAGTGATGGATGGTGTAACGATGTTTGAGAGTTGGATAGTAGATGAGAAAAGAGGGGTTAAACCAATGAAGGGGTTTGAGGATGTAAATGATGGTTCGTGGTTTGGCTCTTTCAAGGTTGAAAACGATGATGTCTGGAATATGGTTAAGGATGGCAAGATTAAAGGTTTTTCGGTTGAGGGTATCTTTAACTATTCTAAGCCAATGACAAAAGAGGAAAAGATGATGGAAGATATTATTTCAATTTTGAAGCAAATAGATTAGGTTTTTCATAGTTTGGTTAAGTTCGGGGGGTGTTTCTACACTCCCCTTTTTTGTCTATATGGTAACCAGAAATGTATTTAACTATTTATCAATAAATTTTATGACTGCACAAGAAGCACTATTGAAAATCAAAGCAATGTTTGCCGAGGCTCAGACCGAGGTAGTTGCTGCCACTTTCGCCGAGTATGTACTCGAGGGAGGTGTTAAAGTAATGATTGACAAACTTGAACTTGGCGGTAAGGTTTCTATTGTTGACGAAGCTGGTAATGAACTTCCTGCTCCTGCCGGAGAGCATAAGCTCGCTGATGGCACGGTAATTACTTTGGATGAGAATGCCACAATCGTTGAAATTGAAAGCCCCGAGGTTCCAGTTGAAGAGCCAGAAACAGAAGTTGAACTCTTGAAAAAGAAGGTTGCCGAAATGGAAGCCCAACTTGCTGACTATGGTAAGAAAAAGGATGAGGCAAAGGTTATGATGGCTGACCAATCTGCTAAGTTCTCACAAGCTATTCAAGAACTTACTGATGTCGTTATCGAATTGACTAAGACCCCTCAGGTTGCTCCTACTCAACCCAAAGAAGTTTTCGAAAAGCATTTCCCAAGCAAGAATGACAAAATCTCTCGCTTTCTTTCAAATTACGCAAAATAATCTTTCAAAAATTAAAATTTAAGTAAAATGGCTTTTGACGTTTCAGCATTAGCAAACTATACCAAAGAGAATGAATCTCTGTTGGTAACTTCTTCCGTATTAGGAAGTAAAACAGCATCCTTGATTAAGGCTCAAGGTGGAGTTATGGTAGGAGTTAAGTCAAGTGAGACCATTAACATAATGGAAACTGACGCTATCTTCCAAGCAGGTGGTACTTGCGGATTCAACGCAAGTGGTTCAACTACTTTCACTCAGCGTACTGTAACCGTAGGTAAAATCAAAGTAAATGAATCTCTTTGCCCTAAAGATTTAGAGGCTAAGTATCTCCAAAAGGCTCTTCCTGAGGGAAGCCGTTACGATTCTATCGCTTTCGCTGCTGACTATACAGACAAGAAGGCTGCTCGTATCGCTGCTCAGTTGGAAACTGCTATCTGGCAAGGTGCTACTGGTTCAGCTAACGTAAACCTTAATAAGTTCCAAGGTCTTGTTACCTTGATTGGTTCTTCTGCCGTAGAAGCAAACAACACAACTTATTATGGTACTCCTGCTACCTCAATCACTACTGCTAACGTAGTTGCCATCTTCGATGCCCTTTACAAGGCTATCCCTGCTACCGTTGTTGCTAAAGATGATATGACTATCTGGTGTGGTCAAGACGTTTTCCGTACTTACACAATCGCTCTGAAGAACGCTAATATGTTCAACTATGCTTTTGATGGTAAGGCTGACAGCGAGTTCTTCCTGCCCGGTACTCCAATCAAAGTCGTAGCTACTCCCGGTCTGAATGGTACTAACAAGATTTATGCTATCCGTTTGAGCAATATGTTCCTTGGAACTGACCTGCTTAATGAAGAAGAGCGTTTCGAGTTGTTCTATGCCAAAGAGGCTGACCAAGTTCGTTTCGTATCTGAGTTCAAGATGGGTGTGAATGTTGCCTTCTTGGATGAGATTGCTTCTTTCATTATCTAATTAAAAGGTGGGTAATCTTTCGGGGTTACCCACACTTTCATAACTCTTAAAAATTATTAAAAATGGCTTGTGCTTTAACACAAGGATACACACTCGATTGTCGGGAAAGTTTAGGCGGTATCAAAGCGGTATGGCTGATTGCTCACGCTAACGTGAGTTCAGTTACAGAAGCTTCAGGTATCGTTTCTGCTATCACGAAGTCGGCTGGTAAAGTATTCTACAAATATGAGTTAGTAAAGAATACAGGTGCTTTGACTGAAACAATTACCGCTTCTGTTGAGAATGGTACTGTGTTTTATGCTCAAGAGATGACTGTCGTTCTGAACAAACTCCAAGCTAATACAAGAAACGAAATCTTGTTATTGGCAAAAAATACTCTGATGGCTGTTGTGCAAGATGCTAACGATAAATATTGGTTAGTAGGTCGCTACACAGGATTGGATGTAACAGGTGGAACTGCTGCCACCGGAACTGCCCAAGGAGATAGAAGTGGTTACTCACTTACTTTCACAGGCGGAGAAAAGGAACTTGCTCCTGAGGTTAGCAGCTCAATCATTGCAGGTTTAACTTCCTAATTGCTTTCGTAGTTCGTTATAGGTAGGTAGATTAGAGCCATCCCTTTGGGGTGGCTTTTTTCTTTGTTGTAAAATTCATTGATTTTTCTATTTAGTGGTATGATATATTTAACGAAGGGGCAGACAAATTCTATCATATTGACATTGAAGGAGAAGCAGACCTTAGCCTCTCCTAATTATCTTTTCGTGTTTACGCATCGTGGTAGCAATATTGTGAGAAGTTTTGTTTTATTGCAGGCTGCAAATATCTCGGCACATAAGGAAAGATATGATGAGTTTTCGATTGTAACGAACACCTATTTTGCTACTTACGATAGTGGGGAATGGGAGTACGAGATTTATGAGCAGACATCTTCAACAAACACCGACCCTACATTGGCTACTTCTAAAATAGAAACCGGGATAATGAGATTAAACGATGCGACCTCTTTTGCCTATACGAAATATCAACCCAATAATACATTTATAGTACGATGATGGATAACATAATTATATTAAACTTTGCAGAGGCAAAGCAGCCAGAGTATAGAGAAAAGAAAGGTCAGGGGTATATTGAGTTCGGAGAAAGAAACGACTATCCTAACTATCTTTTGTCTTTATATAACAAAAGTGCAAAGCATAACGCAATCGTTCGTGGTAAGGTAAACTATATTACTGGAAACGGATGGGCAACAAAAGAGCAAGATGCAGCCGCTGAGTTGTTTATCAACAAGCCTAACGAGTACGAGAATTTGACAGATTTAACTCGTAAGGTATCAATTGATATTGAGGTATTCGGTGGTGCTTATTTAGAGGTTATCTGGTCACAAATAGGGGGCAAGATTGCAAGTTTGTGTCATATCGACTATACAAAGTTGAGGTCAAATAAAGACAATACTCAGTATTGGTATAAGAGTAATTGGGAAGATAGAAAAGAGCAGGTCGAGGTTATCCCTGCTTACAATACTTTGAATAAGGTTGGTAAGCAAATTTTATATATCAAGGAATACAGACCCGGGTTAGATACTTACGCTTTGCCTTCTTATATGGGTGCTTTGAATTACATTGAGAGTGATGTCGAGGTGTCAAGGCACGTCTTGGGAAATGCTCAGACAGGTTTCTCTGCTTCTAAGTTAATTACTTTACCGAATGGCGAACCTTCTCCTGATGAGAAACGAAATATCGAGAGAAGATTTACCGATAGATTTTCTGGCTCAGATGGTAAGAAGTTTATACTTTCTTTTGTTAGCGATATTGCTAAAAAACCTGCCGTTGAAGATTTAGGTGCTTCCGACTTGACTAAAGAAGATTTTAACCAAGTCGATAAGATGATACAACAAAATATCTTTGCAGGTCATCAGATAACAACCCCCTCTCTGTTTGGTGTATTGGTAGAGGGTTCGTTAGGTACTCGTTCGGAGATTCGTGATGGGTACGAAGTATTTAAGAATACTTACGTTAATGATAAGCAACAATTTTTAGAGAGTATCTTTAACAAGTTAGCTAAGATTAACGGGGTTAGTTCCGACCTTTATATTAAACCTGTTGAGCCGATTAGCTTTGAATTTAGCGAGGCGATTATTGCTGCCAATGCTCCTAAGGAGTGGATATTAGAAAAGATTGGTATCGACCCAAATCAATATCAGAATGTCGCTACTCCTGAGCCTACTCAGGCGATGGTTAACGAGCATCTGAAAGGAATGAAAGGTAGGGAATGGCAGAACTTCCAAAGGATTATCAGGGAGTTTAACAAAGGAAAGATAACAAGGCAGCAAGCGGTTTCAATGTTGAAGCAAGGGTATGGCTTGGATGATGATGCGGTAAACACTTGGTTGGGGGATGATACTTACGAAGAAAGGTTTGATGATGTCGATAGTACTATCAATTTATTCGCTCAATTTGGGGAGAATGTAGATACCTACAAGGTGGTGGCTCGCAAGAAGATGTTTACAGGCGATTTAGAGGCGCAAGAATTGGCTTTTAGAGATGAGGTGATAGATGATACCACCGATAAGAAAATCCTCGATACAATCGCCAAAAACAAGCGTATTCCACCCGAGGATATTGCGAAGGCATTAGAGATTGAAAAGGAAGAGGTATTAGATAGGATTGGTAAGTTGGTTGCATTGGATGTTTTGGATTACGACCCCGAAACAAAAATTAGCAAACTAAAAAAACCCTTGAAAGAGATTATTGATGAGCCGGTAAAGACAACCTTTCTGGTAAGATATGAATATTCTTGGGATTACCTAAGAACTGATGCTAAAGATAGAAATATGAAAACCTCTCGGCCTTTTTGTCAAAGGTTGATGCAGTTGAATAAGGTTTATACA